CCGACGCCGACCGTGGTGACTACTAGGTAGAAGATGCCGAGTCTCAGTATGTGATCCATTCACACGTTCATCTCACCTTGAGAATGGCGATGACGATTGAGGCAATGGCGGCCAGGAGTGCAGGCGGTACGGCGTATTTCCACCGCTCGAGGGCGATGATGCGATCCTCATGTTTCTGGGCTACCGAGTGTGGCTCTTGAAGATGGCGGTCTATGGCGGCCCGGGTATCGATCGGCGCGGCCTGCGCTTGAACCAAACGGATCTGCTCGATCATTGCTCGGAGGGCATCCACGTCGGCTTTCTCGGCCTTGAGCTCCATCCGCGTGACAACGGTATCGAGCTTGCGATCCATATCCTGAAGCGTCGTACCCAGCTGGGTAATCAACTCCTTGACGGTGTAGGACACACCCTCCCCATTGCTCATGCGAATAACTCGGCCAGGGTGTCGAGTCCATCGGGACCCAGGTCCTTCTGCCATCTATGGGCACCCTCGAGGCATTGATAGAACACGACACAGGTATGCCCGATGGTGTCGGATGAGTGGAAGAAGCGAACCCGCACAATCTCTACGTGACTGGTGCAATCATCGTAAGCGCAGGGGATATCTGCGAGGACGGGGGTCACGATGTCTACCCTCAATCCTTCTCTTTGCCCCAGCCCTCGATGACTTGCTTGAACCGCTGATTGAGGGTGGTCTTTCGGTCCTCCCGCCAAGCCCACTGAACGGCGAGGATGAACCCCGCTGTCACCGCGGCGCTGAGGACGATGAGGAAGAACAGGGCCATCGATCATCCGCTCAGCTTGAATGAGGCGTGCCACGGCTCACCATCAATGGCGTAATGCCAACCGCGTTTCTTGAGGTGATACGCGATCCGTTGACGGCGTAGGACGCCCTGAGCCATGGAGATATCAACCGCTAGGGCTTCTACATGCAGAGAGCCGTCAGGGTCTGCGTACCGGCCCGGGTCATCGCTGCCCTCAAATAGAGCCCTCTGGAGCTCATAGCTGCGGTAGCCCACGCCTGTGAGCAGGATCGGGAGAACCTTGCCCTTACGTCTCATCCGCAGGGGCGTGGCTGCCTTCTCGGCCTCCTTGAAGGAACGGAGCGCTGGTCCTTGGAGCACCACATCCCCAGCCTCGCGCTGGTACCTCTGGAGGTTCGGGGGTGGCTTGATGCGGCCGGGATTCCGGGCCGTCACCGTGCCATATGGGGTCTGGAAATCGCCATCCGAATAGTTACTCATCGGGGCGGCCTACCTTTTGAGCGATGGAAATACTCCGCTCGCTCTAGGTCATCCAGATCGCGGTATCGCTTACCAAACCAGCGCCAGGCATTCGTGCTACCCGTGCTGCGGGTGCCATCTGCTCGAAGGACTTCAGCTGCGCGAGCTCGACGCCGCGGGCCCAGCCAGGGCCACAGCATTGCGGTAAGTGCCTGCGTCTTCTCGAGGGTGCCGACCTTCCAGGTATAGCGAGGCTTCTTGAGAAGACCATCAGGGCCACGGTTGATACCGGGGCCATGAACCGTCCCGAACCCCACCGCCCGGGCAAATCGCTCAAGTGGCTCACGGTCGGTCATCTCAATCCCTGCGTGGGGAGCAGGGTGCCCAGGGTGCTTGGTGACCATGGTGAAGTAGCCCTCGCCCTCGAATAGGCCCCCGGCATAAGCGAGTTCTTCGCGGTTCGGGAAGGTCAAATCTAGCCTCCTTGGGCCAAGTCTGGCATGTCAGAATCGGAAGGTCAAGCGGCCAATATCGGTATTGACAGATGTTCCTGTCGGGCGTACGGTGCCTTGGTAGGGAACGGGTGAGCGGCCACTGGGGCCGCGGAAAGGAACGGGTGAAGACCATGAAGGTCAAGAGGGTTCTGGTGGCGACTGCCACCGCCGCGCTTCTGCTACTTCCCGGCGTTGCTCAGGCAACGATGGACGGCCCAGATCGGGATATCATCGTTGGCACGGCTGGAGCCGATGTGCTCACGGCCGGCGGTGGGGATGATGTCATCTACTCCGGTGGTGGAGTCGATTTCGTTAGCGGCGGCCGTGGATTCGATGTGTGTTATGTGAGCCCCGGAGATACGGTCAAGGGCTGCGAAGTCAAGATCTAACCGATAGCCTGATAGCCGCCCTCGGGGCTGGGGATTGAACACCCGTTCCTCCCGGCTCCGGGGGCTTTCCATTTAGGCGAGCTTCACGGCCCAAAGGGTTGAGTTGGCCTTGACGGTCGTGGCTGTCGCATTGGATGCGGCCTGCGCCCATTCCAGCACGATGTTGCCCGCAGACCCACCGTTCACATGAACGCCCTCAATGATGACGGGCTGGGGTATCGTCGCTGAGTCCGTATCGAAGTTGTTCTGGGTCGTTGGTGATGTCGTGGTTGAGTAGTTCCTACCCTGAACGCTAGTGGTCGAGATACCCAGACCCAGGGCACTAAAGGTCCCCGAAGGAAACGTGAACCGGGCAGCGAAGTCACCCGCAGTAGCCCCCTGCACCAGGATCACGAACTTGAACAACCAGACCTCGTTGACCCCGACCGCCATCAGCAAGTGGTCATCTGCCTGGAACGTAACCGACGATGTGACGGATTCGTCGGATGGCTTGCGGACGACGAGATGCGATGCAAGTGCATTCAAGTTATCGCGGATGTGCGTGTTGAAGTTCGCCGCCGTCAGCGTCTCGCCGGCACTCCAGGTCTTCGGGTTAGTCCAGGCCATTAGATCTCCTTATCCTGATCCGAGGATCGCAGTGGAATCGAGCAGACCGAAGGTCGCGTCATCCAGGATGCCGGCGATCACGAGGGAACTGGGTGCCAGGGACAGCGTTACGGTCCACGTCCCATCCCGCCCGATGGAATGAGCGATCCCCTCAACCGAGGACACTTGTTCTGTCTGGGTCCGGGATTCCTTCACCAGAACAATATCGTTGATGTCTCGTGTCAGTACGCGATCCCAGAAGTCATGTTGCATCGCGTTGTCTACAAGTCCCTCAAGTCGAAGTACGGGATTCGCGTATCGACTAACCTGGAGTTCGGCCCGTGTAAGGACAGCCCCGTCACTGGCTAACTGGATATCGGTTTCGGCTACCGAGCGTGTCCCGAACTCATTCTGAGAGAACAGATCGGTCGCTACCTGCTCGGCTCCCCCGGTTCTGGTTAGGTGAACGTCGTTCAGGATCAGGGAGTCATCAAAGACAACTACAACGTCCCGGTAGGTCATGTCCGTACCGTTGTCGGCCCATATCCGAGTAGATAGGTCGGGGTTGACCTCTACGGCTTCCCGGAAGACTGCGAAACCGTCTCTGCCGATAAAGAACCTTCCTCCCTCAGCGTGGGCAATCTGCTGAAGGTGTTCCAGGGCTGAGACGTTCGCTAGCGTTATCGCCGGGACTGTAGCCGTCCCCACATCGATGTCACGGTCAGTGGTAGGCCAGCCCACCTCATCTAGAATGGCGGTGACCCTGGCCCCGCTGCCTTGCTGGATGAAGTTACCCGAAACGAATGCCTGAGCGAGCATCTTGAAGCCGTCCACAAGGGAGACCGTCGTCTCCATGTCTGTGTCACCGGGGAACCGGACGGGCCAGCCTTCAACGAACCCGACAAACACCGGGTAACCGACTGCGGACCATGTGCCGGTGATTCGGATGCGGCGCATGGGAAGGACATTGGGGTAGTAGGGGGAGCTTGTATTGAGTGGCGTGAACCGTCCGTCCAGGTTGTCTAGGACGATGGTCCCCGTGCCGGCCTCGATACGCTCGAGTTCACGCTGAGCCCCGCGTTGGGTGCTAGCCTCCCGAACATAGGCCGTGATGTCTTCAGCGAAGGTAGCTGCTACGGGTCCGAGCACAGCTGAGTCGAGTTGGCCCGTGGCGTCATCATCCAGCTGGGCCCCACTGATATACCCGCCTAGGTCTAGTTCGATAGTCAGGTCTGGGGTACTCATAGCCCCGTACCAGCATTGCGTTTGCCCATCTTGAGCAGCCCATCCCGGACCTTGCGGACAACTTCCTCGCCGGTTACATCACCGTTGATGATGACGGTTAAGCCACTACCTGCGGGGGAGATGGTCTCTCCAGCATGGATCACCGCGAGTCCGGTTCTTGCCACAAAGCCACCCGTCGCCGCCTGGGGGACGGGTTGACCGACTCCGGGTCGGCCAGTTTGGGCGGTCACGTTTGCAGCGGCCCCACCTGCGCCGAACAATTCCTTCAGCCAGCCGATAGCATCCTGAATCCAGCCGATTAGCGTCTCAATAGTGTCGATGATCTTCTGGATAGCTGCGATGATGGGGCCGGCAGCCGCCTCCCATGCGCCGACGAACCTGTCCTTGATCCACCCGACGACCTTGCCGATGAAGTCTCCAATCTTGGCGAGGAGGTTCCCAATCGGCTCGACAACCTTGTCGCGGACGAATTGCACGACCTCTCCGAAGGCATCGATGACAAGCGTGATAGCGGTCACAGCGAGGGCGAACTGCGCCACGATCATCGTGCCAAACGCCACTATGGCAATACCGAGGGGAATGAGGATGGGGGCTAACTGCTTGAGCGCCGGCAGCAATCGGGATTGGATCGTGTGCCATGCCGTCTCGAGGAACGGAACTAGGACATTCCCGATGGTCTCGGCGAACGGCTGCACGGTATCCCAGGCCTTCCCCACACCTTCGGTGAAGGCATCCCACGCCGCAGGAATCTTGTCCTGGAGGATTCCCAGAAGCTCGTTCAACCGACCCAGTAGGAACTCAAACGCCGGGGCCAGGACAGACCCGACTGCTTCGGCTAGGTTCTCGAACGAGACCGCTGCCTTCCCGGATGCGGTTGCCTGGGCCTCTGCCGAACCCTGGAACTGAGATGTGACCTCGGCAAGAATGATCTTCTGAGCGCCCAAGAGGTTGTTGTGTTTGACTAGCTGCTCGATCTGTTTCGTCTGTTCCTCAGTGAACTGCACGCCCACACGGGTCAGGGCGCTCATGCCGGCAATGGGATCGTTCAGGGCCTTGCCCAGTTGGATCGTGGCCGACTTGAGGTTGATCTCACTACCCGAGGCCGCGGCGTAACCGGCTGCGAGGTCAAGGGCTGCTACAGATGCCTGAGTGAAGATGTCGTTCTGAGCACCGGCCTCATTGCGGATGTTCTTGAACGTCAGCAGCATGTTCTCGCCGGCCTGGATTACCTCATCATCCACGCCGGCCTTGACCGAGAGCGCATCCGAGAGTTCGGCGACCTGGTCGGCCGTGACGTGTGCCGCCCCACCCGTTGACTTGATGACGGCCCCGGTCTGCTGGAGGACATTCTCGGCTTCCTCGAACTTCCCGAAAGCGAAAGCGGCCCCCGCGGCAAGTGCCGTGAAGGCCGTAGCAGCTGCAGCCAGCCCTACCCGGAGCCGGGAGGTATTGGCGACCACGTCGACGGAGAGCGTGCTTATAGTCGGGATGGCACGCCTCCTTGGGCCGCCCAGGTTTGCAAAGTCATCTCAAGTTCCTTGGCGCTCTGCGCCTTCGACTTCGCCCGCAGCCAGGGCGGCAGGAAGTCCTCGGGTTTACGCCGGGTCTTACCGAGCAGCTTCACAAGGTAATAGGACAGTGACGCGAACCCGACATCGATCCGCTCATGGATGAGCAGGGGGCCATGGATCTGCTCATAGGCGAGCCAGTCGGTTAGCTCGGCACTACTGACATCTTCGAGTTCTGCGACGGGCCGCCCGAGAGCGAGAGCGAGTCGGTAGAGAGCTGTTCGTCTCGGGCTTGTTCGAAACTTGCCATCGCCACCTCGAGTTCCTTGGACGTGAGCCCGTTGAGTTTTGCCGCCTCGTTAAATAGCCTGAGCACTAGGGGGAAGTCCTCCTCGGCTAGTGCTTCGGCGTCTTCCTCCTCGAGCAGTCGAGTGCCGTTCTCATCGACGAGGCAATGCAGGAGCACCTGCACCGGCATCTCCGCCGGCTTCACGTCCTCTGAGAGGGCGACCTGGTCCGCCACTGTCATCACGCGGAGATAGACATCCCCACCCCATTCCGGCACCGAGACCTTGACCGGCTTGCGGTCTTCCCGGTGCCGTGCGGCGAGGATCTGCTCCCTAGTCAGACTCACGATGGGGTCACCGAGGACACGCCAGGCGTGATGATCTTCAGCGTGATGTGCGCTTCCATCGCTCCGTCATCCGTTGCCTCGACCTCCCATTGAGAGGTCACTGCCGGGAACCGATACGCCGATGCCCAGTTCGGATGCTGGAGCTCGTAGTACCGGATAGCGACGGCTACGGAGTCATAGTCCGCTTTCATGTTCGTGTGCGTGGTAATCGTCGGATCCCACATGACGGTAAGTGTGACCTCTGAACCCTCCTGCCGTCCGGGCAGGAAGTCCGACCATGCATCACCATGTGCCGAGACATCGATGAGGGCACGGCTCGAGCCCACCGCAGTCACGGTGCCGATCTGAGAGACGGTGTTATACGTACCCGTCGCCACGCCCGTCGCCGCATTCTGCTTGAGGAATCCCTGGAAACCAGCTTGCTTGGTCATCTACCCTCCTTCCCTAAGCGACGAATACGGCGGCCGTGACCGACGTGGTGAATGAGTTCGTTACCGCGACGGTACCGTTGGACTGGAGATACCGTCGCACCGGGGCTAGCCGGATGAACCGCTCCGTGGCATTAGCCACTGCGACGGTCACATCGGGGTTGTATGAAGTGGCCCCCGGAGCGTTCGAGAGGCTGGTAGCGTCATCGATCACGACCGTGTCCGAGGAGCCGCCCGCGTTCTTGACGTGCAGGATGTGCGGCTTGTCCAGGTCAGCGGTCGCTGGCGTGAACGTATCGCTCCCACTCACCGCTGTATAGGTCGGGATCACCCCCGCCTCCGTGACAGTTTGAACCGTGTAGCTGGCCAACTAGACCACTCTCCTTCTTGAGCCGAGGGCGTGATAGTTGCGAAACGCACTCTCGAACTGCGCCCGTTTCAGTTCGCTAAGCCATGGCCATAGGCGCCAATAGAGAAGCATCACGCCATCCCGGCCTATATCCTGCTGCCAGTTCCAGCCAGATGTATGGGGGTAGATCTTGCCTCCCACGATGGAGACAAGTCGCTCAAGGACCCCCCGGTCTTTCTGTGTCACGTTCGCATGGATATACCGATGGCCCCGACCGTTATCTCGGGCTCCGACATGTCCCTCGCCGTCCCAAAATCCCGCCGCCCAAGCCAACTCATGCGTGTCGGCCGGAATAACCGGACCATAGCCGGCCCATTGGGCTGCCATGCTTCCTCCTTAGCCTTCTACGGCTGTCTTGAAGATCGAGGTCATCGCGGCGATGATCCCCGGGACTGATGCCGCTGCGGCCTGCTCGCCGTAGGGCTGGGCGGCCATGTGGACCGTCCCTCTCTGGACGAATCGGTCATAGGGGGCTTCAGAGCCCACCTTGGTCGTAGCTCCCTGGCCTAATGCACTCTCGTCGGTTGTGATGAGCGAGATGAGTCTTCCCGTGTCTCTGGGGGCTCGAGCGATCATCTGGCGTTGGACAATCTCACCACCGGTCTTCGTGGCTGGCCCCGCTGCGGCTTCAGCCTGAGCCGAGGCTTTCGCAAGGGCGGCCTTTGTCTTTGCGATACCGAGCAGGCGTGCGGTCATCCCACCAGCACCTTTCCGAAGTCGGCCAGTGACATCTTCTCCCCGAGTGTCAGAAAGACCTCCGGGGCATAACCCGCAGACTCCATCACCGTTGAGCCCATCGCTTCTGAGGCACTACGTTCATTCAGCGTGTAGGCCCTTGAGGCAGCTTCGAGACACACCGCCTTGATGGCCTTGTATTCATCGGTGGATTCAGCGTAGCCGTGGTCATACGTGACCGTGGCACCCTGGCTCCAGAACGCCCCTTCGAGAGCGATAGTGCCTCTGTGAAGTAGTCCCGCCCGCGTGAACCAGTAATCGGAACTCGAGATCGTCACCGAGGCAACTACCACCGAGGTGATCGCGGTCACGGGTCTCTCTGGAAGCACCAGGGTTGCCCGCTCAAGGGCCGGCAGGATTACCACGTCAGCCACAACCGGAGACAGTGTTTGACCGCAGTACCGCCGGATGGCAGCAGAGGACAGGTCAAGAAGGAACTGCATCCTTGCTAGATCGGTCGGCTCGGTATTCCCGATGAACTGGGAAAGCTCGCCAGCAGAGGCAAACGGGTCACTCACGTATCACTCTTCTTCGGCCTACCCACTGGTCGCTTTTCACCAGGCGCAGCCGTAGCCCGTTCCACCGGTGAAGCCTTGGTGTCCGCAGGCTCAACGACGCCCTCGGCGATCAGGGCCTTAGCCAGGGCATCATCGACCTCAACAACGTCGCCACCTGCGCCCTTGATACCGTGCGCCTCTGTAACCGTCGGATACAAGACTCGCACCTTCATATGATCTCCTTTCCGGGGGAGGGGGCCTTACGGCCCCCCCGTGTCCAGCGGTCCCCCGGAGTCTCGTTATGTGGCCGACGCCACCAGCGATTTGGCGGCAGTCGTATCAATCGGCTTCCCATCAGTCCTGATGAGGACGCGGAAGGTAATCAGGTCGGTGGAGAAAGCGAAATCATCGCTTCGCTCGAACCTGACCGAATCCACGTCGCGGATCAGGTAGTACTGGGTGAAGTCGCCGAAAGCGGCCACCTTAGCGTTGGCAGCGAACACAGCCATGTTGGGATCCGTGAACACCGGCCGTCCCAGAATCGTATCCGGCGTGCCAGCCGCAAGGCCGGGCTGCCAAAGATACTGGTTGGTAGTGTCCTTCGTCTTGCGAATTTTGGCCAGGGTCGCGTCATTCATGACCCAAACACCCCTAGCACGGTATCCCGTAACGATGCTGTGATACAGGTCGAACAAGGCATCAATCGAACCGGCGACCGTGAATCCCAGGGTGTTACCAGTTCCCAGGGTCACACCGGCCGTGATATTTGTCATGATGCCTTCAGGCTGCGCGGTGCCGGTTCCGGTCACATAGTGCGTACCAGAAGCCAGGCCCACATTACGCCCGCCGGACTCCGCGATGTAACCAAGAAGGTCAACTGCAGTGTCCTGCACGAGTTCTGTAGACAACTGGATCAACTGGCCGTACTTGTACGCATTCATCGTGACCTGACCGAATGCCGCGTCGGACGCAGCGATGGTGCCGGCTTCAGCCACCAGGCCTGCGGCACCGTGCGTGGTCGTCTTCGGCACTAGCAGGTTCTCGCCGGAGTTCGTTGTCAGATTGCCGGCGAACTGCCGCACTGTTGCAGCTTCCACCAGGTGCGCATAGAGACGCTCAACGAAGCCAGTGGGCACGACGTTTCCGCCTGCACCCGCAGTTAGCTTGCTGAGAGTTCGTTGCTCTCGCTGCGCCATAACGCGCTGCTTCATTTCATTGGTGAACTTGAACGTGATTGCCCTGGGAGCCCAGGTATCCGAGTCGGGAAGAGAGGCACGGCAGAACTGCCGTAGCTTCTCCTCGTCCGAATCGGCCTTGGCCGCAAATTCTGAGGGGCGGACCATCTTTTCAAACTCGGCCCGCTGTTCCTCTGACTCACGGTTTCGCTTCTCCAGATCAATCTGCGCCTTGATGCGCTTGTCGAGTGCGTCAACGTCCGCATTGGCCTTGTCCCAAGCCTCATCATCCTCGGCGGCCCACTCGCCACCCCGGGACTCGACATCGGCGTGAATGGCCTTTTGGGCGTTGACTGCCCGCAAGCGCTCATCAACCAAACGCTTTGTAAATTCATCAGGAGTCATTTGTTCGACACCTCCTTCCAATACTCCTGCAAGTGCTCCGGCCAGGTTTGGACCCTGGCCTCTTGCGCGGAGGTGTCGCGAGCATCTAAGTCCGGTGCCTTGCGGCGGGCAGACTTAGACGGTGCGGCGGTCTCCTGTCCGTAGACACCCTTAGACCGGATGCCTGCGGAGGTCGTTTCATAGGCCGGCCATGTGACCGGCCCAAACTCGTAGAGTTTCACTTCTGTAATGGTTCGCTCTGTTCCATCATCGTTCCACTCCTGGGCCACTACATCAAATTGAAAACTCATACCGTCAATGGCGCCCGAGGCTAACGAGGCTTTGAGATCCTCGTTGTAGGAGGTCTTATCAAGCGGCGTTTCGGTATAGAGACCACCAGCACGCTCCTCGAGAACTGTTGGTTTACCCAGCGGCTTCATACCAATCTGGGGGTCCATGCCATGGTTGAACATGACCTTGATCTTGTCCCCATTGTTGTTCAGGGTGCGTTTGAATGCCCCAGGCTTGACGCGCTCCCTGAATGACCCCGAGGAGCCATCAATATCCGCCCAAGTATCAAACACTGCGGCATAGCCCGTTAGCGTGTTCCCGTCATCTGCCGTCTCTGCTCTTGCAATGGAATTCGGCACCATGCGGAATAGGCCTTCGCGAGGCTCCTCACTGCGGTCTGGCATAGCCACTCCTTTGACGTTGATGTTCAACGCAGCCAGTTGCTTCTGTGCCTTCGCCTTGGTCGGATGACATCCCGCAATTGAGCCATCGGAATCCTTCACCACGGCCCATCCACTGCAATCGGGATTGTCATTCTCTATATGCCACGGCATCAGGCTGCGTCCCCATCAGTTCCATCCTGCGTATCAGCATCCACCAATGCCGGTGGGACTGGCGCAGGTGGCTTCTTGAGATTGTCAATCGTGTCGAAGTTCTTAGGCATCCAATGCTTATCGAGCCCGGTCTTGGGCGGTAGATCAAGAAGGCTCCGCACCTCGGCCTGATTGATCCAGCCATTCTGAATACCCTTGGCGAGTGTCTCTGCCTCCGACTTGGAATCTGCCCGCAACAGACCCCGGAGATTCAATTTGACGAACTGGCCCCGTGGTAGCAACTGGTCGAGGGCTTGCTCGATGCGGATGATGTAGGGCATGAGCGAGTAACGAACGAAGCCAATCGACATTTGCTCTACGCCGGTCCCCCAGGAACTTGTCTTCTCAACGTCCCCGAGCATGAAGGGCGGGACACCGAATAACCGGGCGATCTCCTCGACCTGAAACTTCCGAGTCTCTAGGAATTGCGCTTCTTCAGGCGTTACCGAGAGCGGCTTCCATTCGGCCCCACCCGTAAGGATGGCGGGTCTATGGGCCTTGTCCGTCCCGCCGTGCTTGGCTTCCCAGTTCTCCCTAATGAGGTCGATGTATTCCTGGGTCATCGCGGCCGACGAGGGCGGAATCTCGATCACCCCAGAAAGGGTTTGACCCCGACCGAAGAACTTCGCCCCGTACTTCTCCCCGGCAAGTGCAAGCCCGATGGCCTGGGCGGCTGCTGAGATGGGGGAGATACCGCGCAACCCACTATTACTAAGGCCCCGGATATGCAGTACATCACCGCCGGGATTGGTGGGGCCGAAGCGTGAGAGGCGCTTGTCGCCCTCCCAAACAAAGAACGTGGCACCGCCACCCTCTGGGCGCTTTACATCAACCGTGCGGGGATTCAAAGTCCATAGCTCGGTGGGAAACCCCAACACATCGCGGCCTGTAATGATGATGAAAGCATTTCCATCCAGCAGGAGAGAGATCATGATCTCTTCCGCAAGCTCGAACCACGTGCTTTCCGGGTTCGGGGTCGTGAGCCATCCTGGGGGGCGGGGGACTGGCTGCCGGTCCCCATCTACCCTGCGGAATGCATCGGCTGGCAATCCGGCAATAGCGCCAGACAGAATCCGCACGCAGCCATAGACGGCCGTTAGCGCGAGGGCCGTGGACTGGTTGACCGAGACGCCGGCGTGGATCCCCCACTCTTCAACGTCACCACGGGCCCATAGGGCCATCTTGTCGATGCTCCGCTTCTCCGGCTCCCGGAACATCCAGGCGTCGAGGCGCTCGAGGAGCTTCACAATGCGTAGACCATCGGCAGCTCAGGCGGGATATCGGTGGCCTGATGAGCCGCCATCAGAACCGCGATAAGGCCTGCTGTGTCGGCCGTGGGTTCTAGCCGCCAGCCCTGTTGAGTTTCCTTGGTTCGCCCCGCGAGTACCTGCCGCCGAAGTTCCATATCGCCGTCGTGGGATAGAAGCTTCCCTGAGACCAACCGCCAGAAGGTAGCTGTGGCCTGAGTCAACTTCTTGGGGGACTGGAACACCTCGCTCATTGGTAGCCCCTCCTGAATCAATAGTTCGGCCGAACGGGCGAAGTGGTCGGGGTCGTAGGCCACGTCTCGAACGTCGTATTCGAGTGCGAGTTCGCGCAGGGTGCCCTCGACCACTCGCAGCGGAACCCTCGACCCGACTGGGGCGGGGATCGGAATCATCTTGACCGCCACGCCCTCTCCGCGAAGGGAGGCCAAGCCGATACCGATCTCCGCACCGATACGAACCCCGACGTAGACCTCATCGCCGGGGGCCACGCCGCCTACATCAATCTTGAGTACATCCCACTCAGAGGCCGAGAGCCAGGATTCGAGACGAGCCGGCATCCCACAGACAAACCTTCGCCAGTGGGCGGGGGTCATGGCTGGAGAAGACTTCTTCCGTTCCAGTACCGCACGAGTCACGGCCTTCAGCGGGTTGGCCTTGAGAACCTGGGTCAGATCTTCCGGATTCCTATCTTCTGGCACCGCGTATTCATGAAGCACCGAGTTGGGACCGACCGCCCTGAGGAATGACCCCTTTCGAATAACATCCCCGGACTCACGCATGGTCTTGCGTAGTGCTTCGAACTCTCCATCGGGCTCGCCGGCCGTAGAAATCGAGATCAGCTGCCCACCGCGTTTCTCCAGCTTGCCCCGCCAGGTTCGGTATAGGTTCAGGTTTCGATGCCTGTGGAGCTCCTCCAGGATGGCGAGGGTGGGGATAACCCCATCTCCAGTCCTGTCGTCGGCGGCGAAGATCTGAGCCCTTGAGCTGGTCGAATCGCACCGGATACGCCGGTAGCCCTCCTGGCACCTGAACTGCTTGAGCTCGGAACGCTCAACGAAGCCGGCGGCAGCCTGATAGAGCCATTCGGCCTGATCCCTGGAGCTTGCAGCCACCACCACCCGGGCGTATTCCTGGTGCTCCAAGTGGTATAGGAGCAGGCCCCCTACAAAAGTGGTTTTTGCGTTGCCCTCTGGGATGACGAGCAGGGCCTCCATGAACTTGCCCGAGAACACGTCGGCGAGGAATCGGGTCTGGAATGGCTCTAGATTCCAGGGCTCGCCATTGTCAAGAATGAGCTTCTTAGCCCAGGCTTTCGCATGTTTGACCGTGAACGGGTGATTTCCAGCAGATTCGGGGGCTTTTCTCGCGATTCCGGCTGAGGTATCTCTAGCGCGATTTTCTTGAACTTTTCGATCCGCCCCGGTTTTCATCGCTTGATCCGATTGCGTCCACCCTTGCTGATATTGCAACCCTGATGTGTCCATTGAACTTCGCCCAGTGTGGTTGCCCTTCCTCCGAGTGAGATTGGTCTAATGTGATCGAGATGGGCCAGCTGTCCCTCAATGATGGGCCTGCCACACACACCACAGACCTTGGGCAGGGTGGTCTCTGCCTCTTCCCTCAGTCGTTGCCATTGGTAGCCATAGGGATTAGGACCGGTGGTCTTGGGGGACGATGGCCCGCACTTCCTGCACCTAGACCTCCCCCCCACCCTGGGGTAGGGGCAGCGTGGGGTCATGCACCGTGCCATCTAGCCCACCTTTGGCCTGATCACTACCTCGAGATATGAGCGTTGGGGAAATCTCTGAATAGCACCGCTAGCGAAGGTGGCGATGGCCTCTACTAGGTAGGTACCTGGTACATCGGTATCTCCTGCTATCCATGTGTAGGACAGGATGCCGTTTGGTGCATCGGTTGCAGTCAGGGTCTTGGTCGTAACCGTGGTGCCGTGAACCTTCCTCATCTTGGCTACGAGGGAGGTAGCACCGGTTACGTTGGCGTTGGTGTCAATCACTAGTGGGGGGTAGAGATCCCCCTGTTTGATGAACATCTACACCTCCACCAGGATGGCCTTGCCTTCTTCGCCTTGGTTCTGGGCGGTTCCTTCGGTGCCTGTTAGAGAAGCCTTTCCTTCAGCGTTCACTAGGAAGCCTTCTCCGAATGGGCCTAAGAGCTCGGCTTTCGGTTCATCTACCGCTAGCCCTGGCGGTTCTCCACCGATGAGCGTGATGGTAGAACCGGTCCAAGTAATCTGCCCTGGGACCACCATTAGGGCGGTCTGGAGCCCTACCGCTTGACCAGCCCAGGTGATTGCACCCGGTGTTGGGATGATGCTTGTGGTGAGGCCGACCGTTTGGCCTGTCCATGTGATCGCCCCCGGTGTTGGGGTGATCGTGGTCTTCAGGCCGATGGTTTGCCCGGCCCAAGTGATTTGGCCCGGGGTATCGACGTTGATGATGCCCGCAACTAGGGCCGTGAATCTGGCTATGCGCGGCCCACGGACGATCTTCTTCGGTTTGCGCCTACGTCGCCTTACGGTGATCGGGATGCTGGTAGTGGCGACCAGCATTATGGCGCTCGAGCCGGTCCATGTGATCTGCCCAGCTACATCGATGTTGATGACAACATTGGCAACCGGGGTGAATGCCCGAACCCTTGACCCACGGACGATCCGTTTAGGCTTGCGTTTGCGGCGCTTGCTGACTATCGGAAGGCTCGTTGTAGCAACGAGCGTGATAGCCGTGGAGCCTGTCCAGGTGACCTGGCCGGCTACATCAACATTGACAACGACGTTCTGCGCGGCGGGGGCGAACCATATGATCCGAGACCGCCGTACGACGCGGAAGTATTCCCGCCGCGCCATGGTGCTACGTCACAGTCGCTTGGAAAAGCCCGGTCGCTCCCGTGGTGATGGTGAAGGTGTTACCGGCCGTGATGGTCTGGGCACCGCAGTCAATGTAGCCGATAAGCGGAGAGGTAGATGCTGTACCCGTATCCTTCCGTAGGACGGCCCATTTGAACGTCAGGCCAGCACCTGAGGCAGTCCAGACCACAGTCGTGTCGTCCATGTCGAACGTGGTGACATTAGTAGCGCCGGTATAGACCACCGTCTTGGTCCCGATGGCAATACCGCCAGCCGTATAGCCATTGGCCGTGCCGAGCTCGTTCGTTGCATCATCGAAGAAGTCATGCACATCTATATCTGGCGCATACGTCGAGGTATGTAGCGAGAACTTGATCGAATCCGTGAGGTAGTCGATTGGCACGCCGCCACCGGCGGTGCCACCCGCAACATTTGCCGCGAACTGTCCGTAAGGCTGGAGGGTACTCACTTACTCCTCCCAGACAAAGACCACGTCGCAGATCTGTCCTGTGCCGGTAGGCGTGATGAGCCCTACGCCATTCGTCGTCGCGGGAGGAATCCGGATTGGATCTACATCGAATGTCCAGATCACACCGGAACCAACAGCAGCACCGAGGTCACCGCGGACGAGCTCATCCGTAATGGTCGGGCCGACCGTATGGGAGTTGAATGCCGTGCCCTGGATCGCGGGCTGGTCGGCGTCGTACTTTGCCTCGGTAATCGCCGCACCCTGGGTGCCGGTGGTCGTAAGACGAACCAATGCGATACCGGCCGCCGTAATCGTGGTGTTGTAAACCTGAACCTCACGAAGATGCAGCCGGATGCTTGCCACGGAATAGAGCGATGCACCGGGCAGGAGGTTCGTCGGGGCGGCTGTCATACGGAATGATGCACTAGCTCTGGCCATGGGATCTCCTAGCTCGGTGAACGGGATGACTGATGTGTCACCCGACGGATCAGTCGCCGGGGCTCAATCTTCGTGATGACAGCGGCAGCGGCGATGGCCTTGAATGGAACGGGGCGATATAGATCAGGTGTAGTTGTAGTGCGGTTCGAAGTCCACCCGGGGCCATCATTATTCTGACGAAACTGACCGATCAGGCTTTGGCTATCGAGCAGTCGCCTCAGACCGATACCCGGTGTGCCCGGTACCGTAATGAACTTCCAACCACCGAACGAGGCAGCGAACGAGTCGGGCGTAGACCCTCCCGTAGCGAAAGCTTTTAGTGCCATCAGTTATCCCTGACACGTACGAGCGAATCCCGTGAGCTGACTCGAGGAAGCACCATTGGCGAACAGAAGGAAACTGAGACACCCTGTTACCAAGCTGACGTTTGCAAGTTCCAAGAGTCCGGTCAGGTCCGAAGGAAGGTCTCGCTCGATGTAGATGTTTGCCGTGTTCAACATAGGAACCCACACCAACGGCTGCACGATGGAGATGGCAGTGCCGCCCGTCGTATCGAGGGCGGCAACTCGGGTAGATGACACAATCTGCTTCACTCCGGTATCTCCCGCTTCTAGAGGGAAGAACGGAAGGGCGGTTGCCCCACCTGGAGCGATTAGACGGTTCACGGGGTCAGCCGTTGCCACCAACGCCTGTGCAGGGGTAGAACTTGAAGCGCCACCCTGATCGAGATAGGTAAGCGACCATGTTCCCGCGCCCGGTGTAGCCCGAGCAGTTGTTACGGTGGCGATGAGTTGGGCTCCAACGCCCGCACCTCCGCCATAATCGCGTGTAACCGTATCGGGTGAGGTAGTTGTTTCAACCGTAGACACTGACAAACGATAGTTTCCACCCTGGATGTGACGGTCAATCAGCACTCCCACGAAGTGACCAGCAGCGGTAAATATCCCGAACGTCAACAGGTAGCTCTTGTCCGACCCGGATGGGTTGAACGGTGTCCCACCGAACAACGATCCACTCGTTGAAGCATCGAGAGCGGCATCGGTCGGCGCTGTCGTATTCAGGAAGGTGCCTGCACCACCTGAACCCGTTGCCACCCATAGGTCATACCAAAGGGAAGCAGCCGTAGTGATAGTAGCTTTCGAGAATGCTGCATCTCGCGCTTTTCCTCCAGCCCGTGCAGCGATGATGCCATCATAGGTCGTAATGGCTCCGACCTCACTCCGATGTAGGTCGCGGAACCGGCGCACGAAGTAGTCGCGCTTCCGAGCGAACGGCGAATAATCGTACACATACGGTATGCGTTTCGTGATACCGAGCCGTTTGGAATCCAGCCCATCAAGAAGTAGTCCCCGGCCCGGAAGCATCCAGCCGACGAACTGGCCTTCCGGCCCCATGGCGGGTTGCCGCTGTCCAGCCTTCTCCCACGCTGGAGCCATGTGTTTCGCCTGATACCCGAGGAGCAAAAGCTGCTCCGCTATCTTGTCAACATCGGGGACCATGCGACTCATTGGGTCACCGGAATGGGGGTAGCGGTCACCGTGCCACCGGTAGCAATAATGCGTACCTTCGAAGGGAGATAGTTTTGCCCCGTTCCATTGCAATCTACGTCCATGATGCCATTGATGAATCCCGTTCCCGAGCACGGCACATGATTGGTCACCTGCGGATCCGGATTGGTTGGCTGAGTTACTACAATCGCGTCTTGAAGTTGGGTTTCCAGGAGGGCAATAACTTCAGCGATAGTCACTAGAATCCCTTTGTTCGTTGCCATTCAGAACGCCGCAGTTACTTCGTTGGAACACTCACCCGTTTCACGGATACAGACCCGGAAGGTGTGATCCGAGCTTCCCCGGTATCCCGTCCTGGTGAAGAACTCGCCGTCGTTGACGATGCCTTGACTACCCGAGACGCCAAGCTGCCCATCCATGTACACGTCAGCCCTTTGGGTCACGTCATATGGCGACCAGGCGAGCCGGACGTGTTGATAGCCCTTCTCCTTGAAGGTCTCGGTAACCGATAGGGTGATCCCATCGGTTGCGGCGAGCATGAGTGGGACGAACAGAATCAGGGCGAGTTTCCGCATATGAGTCTCCTAGCGGGGGGGGATCTAGTAACGGTAGCAGGGCTCCTGCGTGTGTTTACGCAGATTGCATCTGGGGCAGGCCAATGGATACAGTCCCCCAATCTTGGGGTAATTGTAAACTACACGTCTGTCATTTGCAAGCCCGTCTGGACAGTCGGGCCACTATCGCGTCTAGGACTTCTTCCCGCCGGCAATCGCGTTGGACGAGGTAATCATGGCGCTCCCGGCCTGTACGCCAGAGGTACATGTAACAGGCACGGCAGCGGCCCCGGACCCGGGCACGTACCTCGCCGCAGATCACGCACCACATCAGCCCTCCCCAAACGAGGCACCAGTTGCAGCCCGCCGGCGCTGGGCCTCGCGGGCTTCATCTAGATCGGCGAACGTGGCCGTGCGTGGCCCATATGGCCCCCGGGGAAGCGTCGGAATCCCGGCACGACCCAGGCGTTTCTCAAGTCTCTTGAGCTTGGAGGCCAGTGCATTGGCCGATTCCCGCACCTCGGCGGCGGTAGCCTTGAGGTCGCCTCGAGCTCGGGCCTTCCCCTCCGAGGAGACCACTCCGCCGGTGGGATCACTGGGCCCGGGGGTGGTCCCACCATTTCGCTCTACCACGGTCTGTTGTGTTGCGGCGTAGTAGAGCCACCGATATTCGGTGCGCAGATCCGAGAGAATCCCGAGCATCCGCTCAATCTCGGCATCCAGGCCGCGAGGTGTAGTTAGCGCAGTCATACGATCTTAGTCATTTCCGCTGCCACGGCCTCAGGAACCGGCATTGCGGGCCTACGGGTCATTCCTTCTCCTCGGCTAGAGCGGCAATGGTTGCCTGCGCTGCATCCTCGAAGCCTTTTCGAGCATGGGGTGGTAGCGCTTGAATAGCATTAGATGACATCATGCCCCAGAATCGTCGCCAGGCTGTTGTCGCCGCTCGCAGCCGCTTGACCTCGGCCTCGGCCGTTATCCAATCTCTCCGATAGGACTTGGCGAGGGCTTTCAGCCGCTCGACCTCGCGCTCCGTGGCGTCCTGGTCGTAGTTGTCGTTGGCTTGGATGATGGCCTGCAGCCGCTCGACCTCGGTCTCTAATTCACGGATACGTAGATTCGCCTTCGTCAAGTCTGGATACTTCATCTCAGCCCCTTCGCTGGAATCGGGGTTACCATCCACATGCCCTTACGTCCGCAGTCCAAGACTAATGATGGCAAGGCATCGGCACCGATAGGAATCTTTTTCTCAGCCTGTCGTAGAGCATGGCGGGTCCATTCGAGCCCAATGAACCGGAGAAAGTTGACCGGGATCTCCCCGCCGCTCTTGTTCTCATAGGCCACGTCTACCGAGGCGGTGAAATAGAGATCATCCTTCTTCGTTTGCCCAGGCAGGCCCAGGGCTTTGTAGGTCTTGGCCTCAGAACGTCTGCCCTTGTACTTGTTCCGCCTTCCCAAACAGACGCGACAAGTACAGCCCCGCAAATGGCCATATCGGGTCAGCTTTGTGCCCATCTCATTACAACCCATGAAGGTCGTCCCGTCGCTATTGCACGGGCATGGGCCAAAGCTTTGAGTGACGGCGTTCATGCGTCCATCTCCATCAACCTTCGCCCGATCCACTCGGCGATCTGGGGGACGACGGCATTGCCGAGTCCTCTAAGTCGGTCCATTCGAGAGGGAACCCCCTTGGAGATCCTCGGTACCCCAGGCCACTCGCTCACGAACGGTCCTCCACCAAGAGCCATTCCGACCCATGCTTGATCTTCTTCAGATAGGGACTGCCATGCCGCCGCTGTCGGCTGGCGTGGGTCGGACAGAGCCCCAACTTGCGAGCAGGTTTGTCGCAGACCTTGCATGAACCGAGCCGCTTCCAGGCTCGCTTGCCCGTCTCCCAATGGGTGCGGGTGTGGCAGGCGGGGCAGAGCGTTCGCAAGTTGTCGGGTGAGTTGTTCATCCGATCCTCGTCCATGTGATGCAGTCCCAACCTCGGTCCATGCGAACCACACCGCTCGCAAGCAGTCTTCTGATTGGCGAGGCGTACCGCCCGTGGAATCCACTCGGTGACCGCCATCTACACCTCCGTCCAACCCTTCGGAAATCCCATCAACCATTCGACGAATGTCGGATTCAGTTGTCCACCAACCTCCGTCCGAAGGTTCGGGCCTCCGTCCCTGCCCGAAGATTCCGGGCCGCCCTTGCCATCGCTCTCGGTCGGCGTCGGCCACGCTCGTACCCAACGATCTAGGCTGACGCTCTTGTTCGTCTCGTAGTTCAATACCTCGGTTGAGGTTGATTTCCGTTCGATGTGATCCGAGGCCGTTGGCGTCGGGACGTGATGAGTCGGCTTGATAGGCAATGACGAAGACCCGGTAACGGAGGTGAGGGGCACCGACGGCTGCCGCCGGGATGCAATCCCATTCTGTGTCGTACCCGCTCGCGGCCAGGTCTCCGAGTACGTCGCCCATTCCTCGAGCAAGGAGACCTGGAACGTTCTCCACAAGGACGTATAGGGGTCGTAGTACGCGAACGATCCGAGCGAACTCGGGCCAGAGCCATCGTTCGTCGTCCTGTCCACGGCGTTTGCCGGCGAGGGAGACGGGCTGACAAGGAAATCCCCCGCAGATGAGGTCAACGGGATCGAGAAATGCCGCGGATGTTTCCCGGATATCTCCGAATCGGGGGACATCGGGCCAATGTCGTTCGAGGACTGCTCGGCACCACTCATCGATCTCGACCTGCCAGGCACAAGTCATCCCAGCGCGTTCGAGGCCGAGATCTAAGCCGCCGATGCCCGAGAACAGGGAGCCGAAGCGCATTCACGCATCCACCGTCTCTTCATCGGGGATCGGAACGTCAGCCTCGAGCTTCTCGTATCTACTCTCAAACTCACGTCCACGTAGCTGGGTGCTCTTGAGGTTGATATCAAGTGGATCGTCTTCCACGATTTCCAGCCACCGTTGAACGCGGGCTCGTTCCCATTCGATGGAATGGGTGTGCTTGCGCTTGCCCGTGATGCTTCCCCCTCGCTCTTCAGCCATACGGGAACATGCCCTACACCATCCGTTGTTGGGTACACGGCCTACCTCCTCGGTGTCGTGCCCCCGTTTGCAGAAACGTTCCCTTGGACGGCCTATCACTTAGGCCTCACCAAGAGACGACCGCATTCATGCATGAAGGCACGGCCTTCCCGAGCAGCCTTAGCTGCTTCAACTCCATCGAAAGGCTTGGTACATGTTCCACAGAGATACCTACGCTCACGTTCTCGCTTCTGTTGGGCCGTCTCTTTCTTACTCATGGTTTTGTTTCTCTCTTCTGACATCCCGGGAGTGAGGGCTGGGGAGAGACGGGCCAAGGTTCGACCCGTCTGACATCCCGGTCGTTTCGGGAGGGTGTCTGACGGTCTCTCGGGAATTACTCGAGAGCAGGGCCGCTTTCGTATACCGCAGCGCTATCGAATGCTGACTGCCCGGGCCTGCTTGACCAGTCCGACTACGGTTCGGGGTAACAGGAAGTGACACCGTTCCCGGGCGACTTCGCCCTGTGGCCCCTTCGGGTTCACAGGATCGGGGCGTTAGGCTGGCCCTCACAGCAAGACGGTCGATTCTAGCATGTCAAAACTGACCGCTCACGGT